TCAGTTGTTGCGGTGTTTTCCATCAGTGGTTTCCATCAGCAAGTGGGCGAAAGCTTGCGCGTCGGCTTCGTTCAAGTCAGCGATGACTTGCAGGCCGACGTTGCGGGCGCCTTCCTGGAAAGCCATCGCCAGCGCGTCGCCGGCGGCGTAAGACGAGCGGAAGACACCCGTGCGCTCCAATAGCAGGCGCACGAAAGCGCGGCCTTGCGGCAGCCCCAGCAGCACACGCAGGCTCTCCAGTTCCCGCTGGCGCGCCTGGCGGCGCAAAGCCGCGCCTTCGTGCGCGGCGCGCTGCTGGTTGGCAACATCAATGGGGTCTTCCGGCATGCGGCCAGTGTGCGGCGCTGAAGGGCTGTCATATGCCCCACCTTGTTCGTAAGCTTTCTGCTACTCGAATGGGAGCAGATTCTTCGCGGCAAGAACTGCACATGACGCAGGCTCCGCGCGGAGCTAAAGCTACAAAACAAGAAGCGTGGATCAGGCCGCAAGCCCGCCTGTGTCCGTGTAGCCGCTGAACATGGCGACAGCATCCTGCACAGCGTCAGGGTCCGTCTGACTGAGCGTGTGCGCAGTCTGCGCGCCTTGGGCGGCTTGCGCCTGCGCGTTGGCGGCGGCCTGCGCCTGCGCGCGCTCCTGACGGATGAGAGCAACCTTGTCGCCTGCCAGGATGAGGCGCGGATCCACGCCGAGCGCGTCGGCATAGCTGTCAGCCCAGTGGTCAGCGTCCAGCTTGTCCAGCACGTCCGGCTTGAGCTGCGCCACCTGCCCCAACGTCAGCACGAAGCGGTCCACACTGTTGGTGCCCACCGCCTGCTGGGCCTGCGCCAGCATGGAGACGTACTCCACATTGAGCGGCACACCTTGCATCTCTGGCGGCAGAGGCGGCAGCGCCCCCATCTGCAGCATGCCCTCGAACGCTTGCCCGACCAGGGGGTCCAGCATCTCGTTTTGCAACCGCTCCAGCACCGGACCGAGCATGAGCAGCTTCTCTTCATGCCGCTCGGCCACCTCGGTCGCCGTCATGCGAGCAACAGGCTGCGTGGCGAGCATGAGGAACAAGTCCGCGTAGAAAGCGCTGTTGATGCGTTGGCGCACATCCTGAATGTCGGCCAGCAGGTGGCTCAGGTCCAGGCGCACATCAAACTGCGTGCGGATGGCCGCTTGCGCGCCAGCCGAATCCACATAAGCCACGCCGCCGGGCAGCGAGTCCACCTCCTGATTCTTCAGCACGGACGGCATTTGCAGCGGCGGCTTGGTCATGTAGTCGATACCCTCGCTCTTGCGCAGCTGAGCGTGCTGCAGCTGCTTGACGTCGCCCAGGGCCTCCATCGCGGGTGACTGGCCGTAGATGTCGCCGCCTACGATTTCCCAACGCGGGCACAGCGCCGGGAAATTTTCAAAGCCCGAGTCACGCAGCACGCGGCCCGAATCCTCTCCCGGCTCGAAGTAGACCGACCGCCAAGGCATGTTCTGGTTGCCTGTCCTGCGGGGATCGCGGTCGCTGCGCGGCTCAATCGCGTGCACGACAGTCACCGGTTTGTCCAGTGCGCCGGTTTCGTGCAGGCGGCGCGCGGCAGAGCTGACGTTGTCAATGCCGAATTCACCCACCAGCTCGCCCACCGTCTGCTGGAACTCACGGAACAGCGTGACCACGTTGCCGCGCCAGTCCGTTGCAATGGCGTAGCCACCCGCCGTCAGCGGCACATGATGCAGCACCGTGCCGGGGTCGGGGGCGATCAGGCTGGCGGCGGTGCCAAAAGCGCCCAGCTCGGTGTAAATGGCGTGCAAGGCCAAGTAGGTGTTACTACGCGCGAATACGTCTCGCATGCGCGCGGTCACATCTGACAACCAGGCTTTGACGGCCGCAGACTTGGCCAGGTCCGCGTCTGCCGTAGTCAGGCGGAACCAGGGGCGCGCGGGGCTGGTCATGCCGCCCATCATGCCCGCTGCCAGCGTGCGCAACGCCCGTGTGCCCGTGCTGTCGTAGATCGCGCGGTGGCGGCGGCCGCCCTTGTTGCGGTCCGAGACCAGAAAACGCCCCAAGCGCGGCAGCAGATACTCCGAGATCTCGCGCCAGTGCGCGTCCCAGCTGCTGCGCTCTTGCTTGAGCGCGTCCCAGCGCTTTGCGTAGAGCTGGCGCACTGTGGCCGTATCAGGCTGCGCCACGCTCTCAGCCTCCGAGCAACGAGGCGCGGCCCAGCAGCAGCTTGTCTTTGTCTACGCCGCGCGCGCCCGTGAGCATGGTGCTGCCTTGCCCGCCCTTGCCTTCTTGCTGGTTGCGGTTGCGCAGCGTGCCAACATCAGGCGCTTTCTGGTTGGCCTTGTTCCACTGTTCGCCCTGCTGCTTCATTTGCTCGCGCGCCTGCTCCAGCTGCCGGTTCATCGCCTCCAGCATTTGCTGGTTGCGTTGCTCCGCCTGCTCCATCATGGCCGTGAAGCGCGCGGACTGCTCGCCCATGGCGGTCTGCAAATTCTCATTGGCCTGACGCTGGTTGTTCACTTGCGCCTCGTAGGCCTGCCGCTGCATCTCCATGGCCTGCTGCTGCGACTCGTACTGCCGCTGCTGCGCGTCCCTTTGCTGCTGCAGCGCCTCGGCATGGCGGCGTTCGGCGGCGTCCATCGCCGCCTGGTTTTGCTGCATGGCCTCTTGGTGTCGGCGGCGCGCGCCAGAACCCATACCCATCGCTCAAATCTCCTTCATCACAACCGTATCCGCAGGCTGATAACCCCGGCGCAGCATGGCCCGCGCCAGCGGCGTGCCCGCCCGCGTGTGCCACAGCATGCGCGAAGCGCCGCGCCTGCGGGCTTCGTCTTCTGTCGCCACGATCAGCCGCGCCCCCAGCGTGCCTGCCCGGTGTGCGGGGTGCACGAACAGCGCATCGCTGGCGCAGCACACCACGGCCGGGTTGAACAAGCTGGGTTGCACAAAGGCAGACGAGTAGCCCACGATGTCTGCGCCGCGCCAGGCCGCCAGCGCGAACAACGCGCCTGCGTCTTGCAGGGCCTGGTATTGCGCGATGTCAGGCTCCAGAGGGAAGTCAAAGCCCGTCTCTGCCCAGTTGGCGGCGAACAGCTCCCGCACGCTGTCAGCGTGCTCGGCGATGCGGGCGAGGGCGATGCGCGTCATGGGCGGTTGATGTGGTCGAGCGGATCGTAGGAACGGCGCGATGCCGCATATGCCCCCTGCTGGCCAGGCGGCGCGCGGCGGCCCCCTTCCAGCAGCGCCAGCGCGTAGGCGCTGCCGTAGTCCGGACTGCGCCCCAAGCGTTTGACCAGCGCTTCGCGGCTTTCCACGCTCACCGTAGCCCCTTCGATCTGCCATTTGGGCGCACACAGGTCGGCCTTGAGCCGCGCATCCGGCGGCAGGGCGATGCCGGTGTTGTTCACCGGATCCAGCGCCTCGCGCAAAGCCCACCAGAGCTGACTGCGCAGGTTGCGAAACGACAGACGGCCTGACTTGTCCGTGCGCGTGGCGGCCTCCGCCACATTCACGCCTGCGACGTTCACCCGCATGTCCTTGAGAAAGTCATACGGACTGGCCCCCACCCCGATCACGTCAATGAACACCGGCGCGGCATCGCGCCGGGCAGCCACTACCAAGCCTGCCGCGCTAGGGCCGTCAGGCGTGTCGCGGCCCGGATAAGTCAAGGGCTGGTCGAACCACATGCCGTGGCGGCGCGCGATCACCGTGCTATCGCGCCCGCCGCGCGCCACATCCACGCCCATCGAGTCCATCGGCGGCAGCTTGTCCGGCCGACGCCAGCGCGCCTGCGCCGCCTCCACCCAGGCCGTCGGGATGACCTGCCACGGATCGTCCTCTATGCCTGCCGAAAAGTCGCCATTGAGCATCTGTGAGCGCAACGGCTCCGGCAAGGCTTGCAGCGTCGCCATGTAGCCAGACTCCATGTAGTAGGGGTTGTCCGTCACCCGCGCCGGGATGAAAGTGCGTGACTTGGGCGTGATGATGTCCTCCGGCCTGTAATCCGCCGCGTCGAACGTGTGGCAGGGCTGTCCATCGAGCACCACGAAGGGCGCAGGCCCCTCCACCCACATGTCGCGCGACGTGCCATCCGGCCCCGGCAACATGGCCGCCCAGCGCAGCGCGCCCGGCGGCGTGGGGTAGAGCGGGTGCTTGCGGTCCAGCCAGGGCGCAAAAAAGTCAATCACCCACATACCGTCCGCCGTGGTCGGCGGGTTGAATGTCATCAGCACCCGCGCTCGCTGGCTGGCGTCCGGCGTGCGGTTCCAGCCCATCACGAAACGCACCTGGCGCTCACGCTGCTCGGTCACCTCATCAAAAGCCTTCAAATCGTGCGGGCGGCCTTGCCAACGCCGCTCATCGCCTGGGTTATCCAGCCCCCCGAACTCGCAGATGCCGCGCTTGCCGATAGGAAAGCGCCAGATGCCTTTCTGCGAGTTGTAGCCGTCCGTGCTGCCCACGATCTCCATCAGCCGCTGAACCACGCCCTCGGTCTGCGCCTTCTCGCGACGGATGATCAGCGTGCGCTGGTGCTCCAGCAGCGCCAGGCCCGCAATCAAGTCCGTCTTGCCGCCGCCGGCCGCGCCGCCATAGCCTGTGATGTCCGCCTGTGAGGCGTAGGCCATCGCCTGCGGGCCGGGCAACGGCATCCAGGGCGGGCCGTCGGCCAGCAGCGCATCCACCTGCGCCAGCTCATCCGGTGTGAGGTGGCGAAGCAACTCGCCCAGCTCATCAGACGAGGTCGGCAAACTCATCCGCCGCGCCCTGCATCTGACTTTGCGCCCGCCGCTGATGGGCCAGCGCCAGCAGCCCGGCCAACTTCGAAGCGCGCTCTGTGTCCGTCAGCTCGACCGGGCCGCCACCCGCGCCCGTCAGCTCCGTGCTCGTGCGCTCGCGGTACTTCTCCGGCTTGCCTCCTTTGAGCAGAAAGATCGCCAGCGTGTCGCTGTAGTTGCGCACCGTCGCCACCGTCTTGCCCCGGTGCAGCACCGGCACCTCCACCCCTTCGAACGCGCGGCGCAGGGCCTCATCCTCCAGCGCATCCAGCCCGATGGCTTTTGCCCGCTCCCACTCGGCAGCGAACTCGGCGTCCTCCTCGCGCCAGCGATACGCCGTCATGCGCGAAATCCCCACGGCCTCGCAAGCGCGCGTGACATTGCCGCCGCTGGCAGCCAGCGCGGCGCAAAAAGCCACTTGCTTTTCGGGGGTAATTTTCACGTTCATGCCCGCATTTCAGTCCACTGCCCGCGCGGCATATGCCCCACCCCCGGCCAGGTCAGGCGCCCGGGGGCTTTGGCTTGTGCCCGCCCACCGCCTGGCAGCGCATGCGGCCTTGCACGATGGCCCTCACCGTGCTGCGCGGCATCTCCAGCTTCTGCGCAATCCGCCGGTAGCCCCAGCCCGCATCGCGCAAAAGCCACACCATCGCCACCTCGCCGTCCGAATAGCGGGCGCGCGGGTGGTCCTGCCCAATACGGCGGCCCTCAGTGTTGGTCTGCCAAACACGCATGCTTTTGCAGATTCAGCCAATCCGCAGAATCTGCGGATTCAGATCCGGCCATCCGCCAGACGCCCCCGCACAAACACCATCTGCACCGCACCAAAGGCCCTGCACCGCTGCACCACCGCACCGCACCCCTAAAGGGGTGTGCGGGTGCCGTGGTGCAGCAAAGCAGGATTGCAGCCTGCACCACAGCGCACCGTGGTGCAAAAGATGGTGCAACGGTGCAGCCTTGAACCCGCAAGAATCCGCGCGTTCAATCCGCCAAATCTTGCGAATTCGCGCAGCCGTGCAGATTCGCTTTTGCGCAAAAACAACCTTGTTCATCTCAAAGTACCTCCAGACATCCTGTTTCGGGGTCCAGCCAGTAGGGCGCGTCGTCGCCTTCGCACAGGCTTTGCAGCGCCCTTTTCGCGTGCTGTTTGCGCGTGTCCCTTTTGCCTGCTTCCGGTCTGGGCGCGCGGCGCAGCGCCTCATCCAGCACGGCCTGCACTTCAATGCCGCTGCTTTGCGCCAGCGCCATCTCGCCCACCACCTGCGCCAGCAGCGCTTCCCACTTGCCCAGCGGGCGGGCGCGCCCTGCTCCTTGCGTCACGGGCACGGGCGCTTCCACCACGGCGCACGATTGCAGCGCTTGGCCGTCTTCGTCCAGGCCCACGGGCACCGGCAGCAAGTCAAAGCCCCATGCGCCCTCGTCCTGGCCGTCCTTCATCTTGCTCAGCCGCACCCAGCGCCCCGCGCCCGTGCGCAGCACCTCCAGTTCGCAGTCGGCAGCAGCGCGCAAGCCCGACCAGCCCCGCGCGCCCTTACTGGCATCCTTGCCGCTGTGGTGCACCAGCACCACCACCGCGCCCGTGGTCTGGTGAATGCCCTTGCAGTGCGCCAGTGCCTGGCCCACGTCCTCTGCGCTGTTTTCGTTGGCTCCTGGCGTGACCTGGGCGAAGGTGTCTAGCACCACCACATCGGCCCCGCCGCTGTCCAGAATGGCCCGCGCCAAATCCGCCGCGTCAGGCCTGAGCAGCAGGTTGGGCGCAGCGTGCACCACGCCAAACGGCAGCCCCTGAAGCGCCACGCCGTGATGCTGGCTGTAGGCCTTCAGGCGGCTGCGAAAGCCGCCCCCGCCTTCAGCGGCCACGTAAACCACGCGCCCGGCCTGCGTGCGGCAGCCGCGCCAGTCCACACCCCGGGCAATGCTCATGGCCAAATCCAGCGCCACAAACGACTTGCCCGCGCCCGACTCGCCATACAGCACCGCCAGCTCCGCGCGCGGCAGCACGCCCTTGATCACCCACTGCGGCGCAGGCCCGTTGGCGAACTCACTGGCAGGCTCCACCACAAAGCGGGGCGCTTTGGCCTGCGGCCTCGCCGCCTTGCCTGCCCCCGAAGCCCCGCCGTTCAAAGCTTCGCTGCTATATTTTTCATAGCTTCCGGCCTCCAGCAAACGCTCGCCGGCAGCGGCGCGCAGGTCTACCTTCGCGCCTGCCGCGCGGGCGGTTTTCAGCAGATAGCGCGCCGTCACCGGGCGGCAGTCTTCCTTGCCAAAACCCGCCCAGCGCGCCAGCAGCCGCTCGCGCCCTGGGTACTTGCCGCCACGGGCGCTCCAGGCGTCCCAGTGATCGAAGCCTTCGCCCGCCGTCTCGTGGTGAATGGCCATGCCCAGCTGAAGCCATTGCTCGTAGCCGCAATCGGGGTCCAGCGCGGCCAGCGCCTCGTCAATCTGCGCAGGCAGCAAACCCACGGGCGGCTCGTGCAGCATCAGGAAATCGTCTCCCGGCGCGCCGCCTGCCTGCCTGCCCGGCAGATGAAAGCGCGCGGCGGCCAGCTCGCGAACTCCCTGGCCCGCCGGCGCAACGTAATCAGGCCCGGCCACCAGCTCAGAGGCCGGCAGCTGCCGCCCCGTGAACGTCACAAAGCCCGAAGAGCTGAACGTCTCAAACCCCCACACGCCCGCCGCTGCCGGGGACTTGTGGTTGCCCAGCACGTCTGGCGCTGCCCGCACGAATGCGCGCACGCCCTGCCCGCTGGGTGAAAGCTCGGCGTACGTGCCCGCCACCAACTGCTCCACCTCGGGAGCTACTTGCCCGCCTGCCACGCAGTGGTCAAAGTCCAGCGCAGCCACGCCAAACTCCGGCAGCAGCGCCAGCCCCACCCCCTCAAAGCCATGCTCTCTCGCGCGCGCCAGCGCCTCATCAAAGCTCACCAGCCGCGCGCGGTCTTGCGCGCTGCCTTGCCGCCCCTGCCGGGGGCCGCCCGCTTCGTCGGCGTAGCAGGGCAGCTTCAAGGGTGGTTTGCCCGCCACCGGGTTGGGCGCGTAGCGCCACACCAGCCAGCCCGGCAGCGTGCGCAAGGCGGCCGGGCAATGCAAAGGCTGCACCGGGTCAGTCACGGCGGCCTTCCTGCTTGCCGGGCTGCGTGCCGCGCAGATAAGCCCAGTCCACATCGGGGCGCAGGTCTTCGCACCTGATTTGGCCGCCCGTCAGGCGTTCGATAGTGGGGCAGTGGCGGGCGGGCAGTTGGCGCGA